TTCAGTAGCAGCCGGTGGTGTTTCTATGCCACCTGATGCAGTTCATGATAAAAAGAAAAAGCTACGAACCCGTGAGGGAAAGGTAATTGATGGTAGGACAAAATCATATAGAGAACACCGCAAAAAACTAGAGGCCGCACGGTTGCGTAGATTAGAAAGTAAGAAGAAAAGTACCTATGTAGAAAGTGTAGTTTCTAAAATGGAAGAGTTCTCTACAGATGAAAAGATTTAAGAATACTGTCAGTGCGCCTAAAAAATCACAACGATCTGATGACCTTCAAGTATTACGAGAAGCAGGGTTATTGGAAGAAGATAGCGTAGCGCTATCTACTCCTAGAAAAGAAGATTTGGATATTCTTCAAGCAGCAGGACTGTTAGAAGAAAAACCAAAATCACCCAAAATTGTTTCCATAGTAAAAGAAGATAAGTCTGACGATATTACTAAAAAACAACTCAATGATATTGAGAAGTATGCAGATAAAATATTTCGTGCAGTAGGTATTGATGTAGAATTTACTCGACATTTTCTTGACCGTGTAAATGATTCACGAAACAAAAAACAAATCACTCCCGCTGAACTCGTTAGACTGTTCAAACAATCCTATAAAAAATACGGCAAGAAGATTTCTAAACTTGGTGCAGAAGCCCAAGCAGTAATCAATGATATGCGTACAGATATCAATATGCCTTTTGTACTGGAACCCAAAGGAAATGAATTAGAACTTATTGCTAAGACTGTAATGAGAAAGAAGGATTTTAAAACATCAAATCCTAAGTTGTCATTTGAGTCTTATACTAAGGGCGATACTGTTACCACTGATGATGCTTTGGTTCTTAAAGAAGAAAGTTTGGATGATTTTAAACATCCTAAGATAGAAGATAGACCAGTAGAACATGTTGAGGGAGATTGGAAGAATTTAGCAGTACCCTCACCTTCTCCTAATAGTAGTGAGGACACATTAAAAGAACTTCTACTATCACAAAAATTAGGGGTAAGTAGAACAGAGGAGCAAGAGAAGAGTGTTCTTAATCATGACAGCAGTGCTGCTTATGCTGTTAAACAGTATATGGATGCTAATAAATTATCATATGATAAAAAGGAATTTGATAAGGTTATAGAGGCTGGTCGAGGAGTTGGACGTTTTTATAAGAATATGTTCCAACGCCCCCGTCCTTGGGAACTTGCAGAAAAGTTAAATATTAATATTCATCATATGGAGTTTCCTTCTGACAGTATGGATTCTCCAGCATATCCAAGTAATCATAGTTTACAGTCAAGGTTGGTTGCAGAGTATTATGCTCAAATGTATCCTCAACATAGGGCACAATTAATTAAAGCCGCAGAAGAAAGTGGTGTTGGTAGAGTTAGAGCTGGGTGGCATTATAATTCAGATCAAGGTTGGTTGCAGAGTATTATGCTAAAATACATCCTCAACATAGGACACAATTAATTAAAGCCGCAGAAGAAAGTGGTGTTGGTAGAGTTAGAGCTGGGTGGCATTATAATTCAGACCATAAAGCAGGGGTTACTCTTGCTGAACAATTGGTCAAGATGATTAATATCAAAACCAAATCGACTGAAGAATTTACAAATATTCTTGAAAATTACCAAGAGGTTTTGGAAGACGCAAAAGAAAAGGAATTTAATTATAAGTTGGAAACTGGTTTAAAAACTTTGGAACAACGAGAAATAAAGAAAGCAGCTTCCTTTATTACAGAAGGTGCTCCACCCAAAGAACCAGAAAAATCAACCGAAGAAAAATTACAAGAACAAATCGAATCACTATCTAATCTAAAACGTGATTTACCGAATATGATGGCAACTACCGCTGGTGGTGGTTCTATCTTTTTGTATGATTTAGATGATGTAGATGAATCTACTAGACAGGACGGTTATTTCTTAAAGTATAGAGCATCAGACCAAAAATTTATTGGTGAGGCTTCTGCTGTATCCAGTGAAACCATTCAAGATGTTGTTGGGAATATGGTTACATCAAATACCGAAACAGGTATGACGGTAACATATGAAGATGGCGATGGTACATTAGATTTTGTAATTGGTACACTTAATCAAGATACCACAGGAAACGCTGCAACTGCGACAACTCTTGCTACTGCTAGAACAATTGGTGGTACAAGTTTTGATGGTTCTGCTAATATTGCAGTAGCACTTTCTGCTACAACAACAGCACTTGCAAATGCAAGAACTATTGGTGGTGTATCTTTTGACGGTACTGCTAATATTAATTTGCCAGGCGTAAATACTTCTGGTAATCAAGACACTAGTGGGACTGCTTCAAAGGCTACAGTTTCAGACAGTACTGCAAATACAAACTTCCCTGTTGTTTTCCATGATGAATCAAATGGACTGTTAGATGACACAGGTGCATTACGATATAACCCAAGTACAGGTGAACTACTTGTACCAAATCTTACTGTAGCAGGCACAACCACACAAGTTGATACTGTTACCATGAACGCACAGAACGCAGTTATTTTTGAGGGCGCAACTGCTGATGCACATGAAACAACATTAACTGTTACAGACCCAACTACTGACCGTACTATTACGTTGCCCAATGCAACAGGTACAGTTGCATTAACTTCTAGTGATATCACAGGTAATGCTGCAACTGCCACAGCACTTGCAACGGCCAGAACTATAGGTGGAACCTCCTTTGATGGTACAGCAAATATTGCTGTTGCTCTATCTGCTACCGCTACTGCACTTGCTACGGGTAGAACTATCGGAATGACAGGTGATGTTGTTTGGACTTCTGCTTCCTTTGATGGTACTGGAAATGTCACTGGTTCTGCCACAATTCAAGCAAATTCCGTAGACGGTACTATGATTGCAGTTGGTTCTGATGCCTCAGGTGACATACTGTATTATGATGGTACTAATTATGTGCGTCTTGGTAAGGGTGACGATGACCAAGTATTAACTCTCTCTTCTGGTGTTCCTTCTTGGGCCGCAGCTGGTGGTACTTCTGATGAATCCATTCAAGATGTTGTCGGTGCAATGTTTAGTTCTAATACTGAAACTGGTATTACTGCGACATATCAAGATGGTGACGGTACAATAGATTTGGTTGTAGGAACTCTTAATCAGGATACTACTGGACTTGCTGCAACTGCTACTGCACTTGCTACTGCTAGAACAATAGGTGGAACTTCATTCGATGGTACTGCGAACATTGCTGTCGCCCTTGCGGCAACCGCAACTGCTCTTGCTAGTGCAAGAACTATTCATGGTGTTAGTTTTGATGGGACTGCAAATATAGATTTAACTGAAGTCGTACAAGATACAGTTGGTGCTATGTTTAGCTCCAATACTGAAACTGGTATTACTGTATCGTATGAAGATGGTGATGGAACCATAGACCTTGTAGTTGGTACATTAAACCAAGATACTACTGGAACTGCTGCAATTGCAACAACAGTTACTATAACTGACAATGAATCCACAAATGAAAACAATGCTCTTATCTTTACAGCTGGTGGGGATGTTGATGGTGGTAATCTTGGATTAGAATCAGATGGTACATTAACATACAATCCTAGTACTGGTAAAATAACCGCTACTGGATTTATAGGTGCATTAACAGGTGATGTTACAGGCGATGTAACAGGTAATGTGAGTGGCACGGCCGCAACAGTTACAACTGCAGCTCAATCTAATATAACCTCATTGGGTACACTGACTACTCTTACAGTTGATAATATTATTATCAATGGAACGAATATAGGACATACTTCTGATACAGATGCAATTGCAATTGCCTCTGATGGTAAGGTTACATTTACACAAGAAATTATTGCAACATCATTAGATATTTCTGGCGATGTAGATGTTGATGGTACATTAGAAACAGATGCATTAACAATTGGTGGCACTACACTTGCAGAAACTATTGCTGATACAGTTGGTGCAATGGTTGGTAGTAATACTGAAACGGGTATTACAGTAACTTATCAAGATGGCGATAACACGTTAGACTTTGCTGTTGGAACTCTAAACCAAGATACTACAGGAAGTGCTGCAACTTTAACAACTGCAAGAAGTATCGCAATGTCAGGTGATGTTGTGTGGAGTGTATCATTTGATGGTAGTGGTAATGTAACTGCTGCTGGAACCATACAAAGTGGCGCAGTAGAAACGGGAATGATTGCTGCTGACGCAATAACTGCTGCAAAGATTGCTGATGATGTTATAAATAGTGAACATATCGTAGCTGATTCAATTGATGCAGAACACTATGCTGCTGGAAGTGTTGATACAACAGCACTTGCCGTTAATGCGGTAACTGTGAGTAAGATTAATGGTGATGCGGTAACAGGTGCAAAGATTGCTGATGATTCTATTGACAGTGAACATTATGTAGATGGTTCGATTGATACTGCTCACATTGCTGATTCTCAAATAACTTCTGCTAAAATTGCAGATGGAACTATTGTTGCTGGAGACATTGCCGATCAGGCTATAAATTCTAATAAAATTCTTGATGGAGCTATTGTGTCAGGCGATTTAGCTGACAATGCTGTAACAACTCTGAAGATAAATAATGATGCAGTAACAGGTGCAAAGATTGCTGACGATACAGTTGCAGAAGCAAATATGGCAGATGATGCAATTGGTTCTGCTCAACTTAAAACATTATCCACATTATTAATTAAAAATTCTGGTGGAACTACATTAAAAACTGTACATGGAGCAGGAGCATGATGAAGATATACATATTAGTAGTTGTTATGGGTCTTGTTGGCCCAACTTAAAACATTATCCACATTATTAATTAAAAATTCTGGAGGAACTACATTAAAAACTGTACATGGAGCAGGAGCATGATGAAGATATACATATTAGTAGTTGTTATGGGTCTTGTTGGTGGTGTTGTGTATGGTGGATACTATTATTACAAAGACACACAAGAACGCATTGGTATTCTTACAGAGAACAATGCAAAGATGGTGGTTGCTAAACAAGCACAAGATAATACCATCAATACATTGATTGCAGATAGGGATAAATTTCAATCTTTGAATAATGAATTGCAAACTAAATTAGATGATGCACATGTGTATAGAGATACACTTATAGATAAATTACGCAAACATGACTTGGCAAAATTATCTTTACAAAAGCCAGGATTAGTGGAGACTAGAATAAACAATGGAACGAAAAGGTTATTTAGAGAATTGGAAGAACTTAGCGGTTCTAAGCCTGATCCCGTTACTGTTACTAAGTAGCGGTTGTAGTCAGTTTAGAAAAGTACTTCCAGTTGAAGTAAAAACAGTTGAGGTTGAAAGGAAGATTCCTGTACAGAATCGGCCCAAACCCGTAAGCTTAAATGATATTTATTTTTATGTGGTTACAGAACAAAACTTTGAAGAATTCAAATCCAAGTTTGTAAAAGAGAATGGTGATTTGGTGGGATATGTATTAAGTGTACGAGACTATGAAACTCTTGCATTAAATATGGCTGAACTTAGGCGGTTTCTACAACAACAAAAAGAAGTTATAATTTACTATGAAAAAGCAGTAACACCTACGCCAGTAGAGACAGGGAAGGAATAAAAGTAAATGGGAGAATTTAATAATAAAATTAGTGCGGAGTTTACTCCACCTAAAACATGGGTATTGGAAAAATCATTATCATTTATTACGGAAGATTTAACAGAATCAGAAATTAATTGTTTGAAAGAAGTTGGTGCGAATATCGCAGATACAGGTAGGATTACTTGTAGGAAAGGTATGGTAACAGACCTTGCTTCTGTTCCAAGGATTGTGTGGAATGTTATTGCCCCTTGGGATGTAGCACGTGCCGCAGTTATTCATGACCATTTATATGCAGTATTACGAAAGTATTATCATTCGGGTGGAATGAGTAAAGAGACATGGAAACGTGGAAGAGAATTATCAGACAAAGTTTTTCTATTGGGTATGCAAGCAGCAGAACCTAAAGTTTCCAGTTTTAAAATGTATTCTGCTTATTATTCAGTTCGTATGTTCGGGCGCTGGCCCGCAAGTGCAAAGGCATAAATATGGCTAAAGGAACTATTAATCTTTATAATCAAAAACCACCTAAAAAATCAAGTCAGGGTGGAAATCATAGTATGATAAAAACATCCTCTATGAGTAAAGCAAGAAGGCGTTCGTATAAGAAATACAGAGGACAAGGAAAACGATAGGAGAGTATCATGGTCGGTATCGACTGTAATAACGAAGAATGTCAAAATCCACTTTGTACTTGTGACCCCTGTGATTGTACAGAAGAAGACCCATGCCATTGTTGCATTAGTCCACCAGAGTAAATATGTGGTTTTTTATAATTTCTAGTATAGCAGGGAGCATCCTTGGAAGTGCTGCAGATAGTTGGTTTGCTGATACTCGCATGGGCCGTTGGTTTTATAGGAAAACCGATGAACTAGCCACTTGGGCTACAAAGAAACTAAATATTAAGATACTAAAAGATGAGGATAACTGGAAAACTAAATATCCCAATGTTTCTAATAAAATGGATGAATTAGAAGCACGAATAAAAGAAATGGAAGATCGTTATCTAAGAAATTTAGATGATGGTAAATAGGAGATAAAAATGGCTGTTAAACGTACTGTTACTAAAACAAGACCAAATACTGGTGTTAACTTTGAAACATTAGATTCTAGTACAAGTAATTACATTACAACTAATTATATTAATACTAGTAAACAAACAGCCTTTAATAAATCGCTGTCAGGAGATCAATTAACTTTGACAGTTGAAAGGACTTTTGCTAATGCAACAGCAAAAGATGAATTTGAAGCGGACTCTACACTTAGAACAAGTAGAAAATCTAAAAGAGATACAATGACTGGCAATGGAATTTCGGTTTCTAAGTCAATTACCGAAGTCTAAAAAAGGAGAACTATATGACTAAAACAATCATCGCTTTTGCGGTAGCGATAGGTCTGTCCACTAGTGTACTAGCGGCAGAGAAAAAAGTACCGCCTGTTAATCCAGTAAGTGGGATTGATCTTGCAATTGTTTCTGATACAGAATACAATATTGATGCAGAAACAACTAACACCGAATTTGGTGTGACTGCTGGAACTAACGGGTTTACATTGTCACTACTGCCAAATTATGATTGGGACAATAAAGAAGTAGATAATATTCAATTCGGACTAAGTTATGATTTGGATATTAGTGATTCTTTAACTGTAATGCCTTACGGTGAATATAATGTCGATAATGATTTTGAAGAAAAAAATAAAATTATCGGTCTTAAAACAAAATATAAGTTTTAATTTACCGAAGACAAAAAGGAGAAATTAAATGGGATGGATTAAAGATAGACTTTGTGAACGTACATCATGGGACGGCGGAGCAATGATTGCCGTTGGATTGGTTGTACTATTTTTGGGGCCATTTGCAAAGTACGCCGCTATGGGTGCAATTGCATGGGGCGTAATTACACTTTTGAAATCTGAAGACTAATCATGCCAGAATTGGAAACAGAGGTTGAACTTCTCAAAAAAGAGTTACATGACCAAAAAAGAATTCATGATAGACTTGATATAGCAATCGAGAAGCTTACCGATGTTTCCAATTCTATTCATCGTATGCTCGCTGTTCATGAGGAAAAAATTGCAAGACAAGAAGAAGCAATCTTTGAGGCAGAACAGAAAATAGAAATTCGCAGAGGCGAACTCCTAGTTAAAATAGACGAACTCCATTCTCGTATTACCACAAATACTAAAGAAATTATGACTGCTGCTACTGCTCAGCATGAAACGCAGAATAAAGAAATCCAGAAAATCAGAGATGATATAAACAATAGAGTTGGCGTCCTAGAAAGATGGCGCTATGTGATTATTGGTGGCTCTATTGTTGCTGGATTCCTATTGCACAAATTTGTGCAAATTGGTACTTGACTTTAATTGAAAATTAGTATATTATGTTTAAACTATGGATGCATACATTGATATTAAATATCTCAACCTAATTCAAAGCTCCCTTCCGATGTTCAAGAAGAAGGGAGATTTTCTATGGAATTTTCGCTGTCCTTACTGTGGTGACTCTAAACGGTCACGCACAAAGGCTCGTGGTTTCGTATACCGTAAGAAGAATGACCTATTTTTTAAGTGTCATAATTGTGGTGTTGGCACTACTTTAGGGAAACTTATAAAATATGTTGACTCAAAAACTTACGATGACTATATACTAGAACGATACAGAAAAGGGGTTAAGTCCAACAACCCTGAGCCGGAGTTTAAATTTAATGAACCAGTGTTTCGCACAAAGGGTGTTCTCAAAAGTCTTGACCCTATTTCAGAATTACCAGAGAACCATCCAGCGAAACAAATCATTGAAAAACGGTGTTTACCACCAAAGTCTCTCTCCGACTTGTATCTATGCAAGTCTTTTTATAAATTCACGAATTCGCTAGTTCCTAATAAGTTCCCATCTTTAGATGGGGATCATCCAAGGCTTGTGATTCCTTTTCGTGATGAGAATGGTAAAATTTTTGCGTATCAAGGAAGAGCATTTGGAAAGGAACAACCGAAATATATTACAATTATTTTAGACCATAACAAAGATAAAGTTTTTGGTTTAGATACTGTTACTAAAGATAAACCTGTTCTAGTTGTCGAAGGCCCGTTAGATAGTTTATTTCTAGATAATTGTATTGCTGTTGCTGGTGCTAGTTTTAGAAGTCCTTTATCAATTAAAGGGAGACTTATGCAGAATGGTGAATTGACAATTATATTTGACAACGAACCAAGAAATAAGGAGATATGTAAACAAATAGAACGGTCTATTAATCAGGGACAAAGAGTTGTACTCTGGCCTGATGCAATAAAAGAAAAAGATATTAACGATATGATTTTGTCTGGTATGACGAAAGAGGACATACAGGATATAATAAGAAACAATACCTTTAGTGGTGCAGAGGCACAATTGAGGTTCGCAGAATGGAGAAAAATAAATGTCTGAACTAAACGGTAATAACTACCTACCAACACCCTATCAAGAATTCATTCACTTGTCAAGATATTCACGATGGTTAGCAGAAGAAGGAAGGCGAGAAACTTGGCCTGAAACAGTTTCACGATACTTTACATTTTTTGATGAACATCTTATGGATATGCATCAATACAAATTACCAAGTACGTTGCGTAAAGAAATAGAAGAAGCAGTATTAGATTTGAAGGTTATGCCTTCCATGCGTTGTATTATGACTGCTGGAGAGGCATTGAAACGAGAGAACATTGCTGGATACAATTGTTCTTATGTTGCAATCAATCGCCCTCAAGCATTTGATGAAGTGCTTTATATTCTTATGAATGGAACTGGTGTTGGTTTCAGTGTAGAACGTCAATTTGTAAATGAACTTCCTCGTATTGCCGAGGAATTTTTTATTACAGATACCGTAATTACCGTTGCAGATAGTAAACTTGGATGGGCAAAAGCGTTCAAAGAACTCGTTGGAATGTTGTATATTGGACAGATACCTAGATGGGACGTATCTAAAGTTAGACCCGCTGGCGCTCCTCTAAAGACGTTTGGCGGTAGGGCTAGTGGGCCAGAACCGCTCGAAGCACTTTTTAATTTTACAGTTAATATCTTTCAGAACTCAGCAGGACGTAAGTTATCTTCTATTGAAGCACACGATATTGTATGTAAAATTGCAGAAATTGTTGTGGTTGGTGGTGTTCGCCGTTCTGCATTGATTAGTCTATCGAATTTGTCTGATGACCGTATGCGAGCTGCAAAACATGGTCAGTGGTGGGATAATAATCCTCAACGTGCTCTTGCAAACAATAGTGCATGTTATTCAGAGAAGCCTGATATTGGTGTATTCATGGACGAATGGAAAGCTCTTTATGAGTCTAAGTCTGGTGAACGTGGTATTTTCAATCGTGAAAGTGCTGTCAAGATGGCAGAACGAAACGGTAGACGGGATGTAAGTCATGAGTTTGGTACAAACCCATGTTCAGAGATTATTTTACGGGACAGGGAATTCTGCAATCTTTCAGAGGTGGTAGTACGAGTTACCGATACAGTAGAAACATTAAAATCAAAAGCTCGTCTTGCTGCAATCTTAGGTACACTTCAATCAACACTTACAAACTTTAAGTATGTATCTGCTGGTTGGAAAAAGAATTGTGAAGAGGAACGTCTACTTGGTGTGTCTCTTACAGGTATTATGGATTCGCCTCTTACTAATGGTTCTGAAGGAGACTTAGGTAAACTTTTGGATGAATTGCGTGAAATTGTTGTCGCAACAAACAAATCATTTTCTTCCAAAATTGGTATTAATCAATCTACTGCAACAACCTGTGTTAAACCTTCTGGTACAGTATCACAGTTGACAGATGCAGCTTCTGGTATTCATGCTCGTCATAATCCTTTTTATATTCGTACAGTGCGTGGAGATAAGAAAGACCCACTTACAAAGATGATGACTGATGTTGGTTTTCCTGTAGAGGATGACCATCTTAATCCTACACATACTGCTGTTTTTTCCTTTCCTATGAAGGTAGAGAAGGGTGCTGTATTTCGTACAGATAAAACTGCAATTGAACAGTTGGAACTTTGGAAAGCATATCAAGAACATTGGTGTGAACACAAACCTTCTGTTACTATTTCTGTTAAAGAACATGAATGGATGACAGTCGGTGCATGGGTATATGATAATTTCGATTATATGTCTGGCGTGAGTTTCCTGCCTTTTTCGGAACATACATATAAGCAAGCACCTTATCAGGATATAGAAAAACAAGATTACGAAGACCTTCTGACTAAGATGCCTAAAAATGTGGATTGGACTAAATTGGCTGAGTATGAAAGTGTAGATATGACAGTAGGTTCTCAAGAACTTGCTTGCACTGCTGGTGTTTGTGAAGTAGTAGATTTAGTACCTACAATAGAACCACAAGAAGCAGTGGAAATTAGCGCTTAATGAAATTAATAGTCTGCGAAAGTTGCGAAGCAGAGTTTAAAATAAGACACAGTATGGACGAGGGATATTATCATTTATCCTTCTGTCCGTTCTGTGGCGAAGACTTAAATGAAGAATTGGAAGATGAGGTAGAATGGGAAGATGATGAATAATCCTTGGTATATTTGGGTTGCTTGTGGCGGCGTTGTAGCTGCGGCAACTCTATTAGTTTATTTAAAACTTAGCGGGTTTACAATAGGATGACCGCAATGTGGTATAAGTGGTATTGCCACCTAAGAAGCAAAGGCTATAATCCTTTTACTTCATTATACTGTGCATGGTATAACACAAAAATATCTCCACCTTATTGGACTAAGGAGCATGGATATGATGTGCCACAACGGTGGGTAGATAATAGGGACAAATATTATAGAGGATGATTAATGGACTTTATACTATTTACACCATTTGATCGGTCTAGATTTTTAGGTGCATACAGAATAGCTAGAATTTTAAGAGATGAAGGATATTCTGTAATAGTAGTTGATTTTATGCAACAAATGTTAGAAGATTCTTCTGAATTACTATTGTGGTTACAAAAACACGTTCATGATAATACCGTTTTCGGATTTTCTGGTACTTTCATGAGTTTTGCTATAGTAGATGATGATTTTGGTGAAAAAAGTTCCCTTCCAGATGACCGTAAATTCAAAAGATATTCGAGAACTTTAGCACGAAGAAAATTTGCTGCAGAAGCTGGAAGAAGCGTTCGGCCCGAAGTGGTAGAATTTCTTGATGATTTAAAAATGGATTTCCCCGATAACAAAATAGTAATCGGCGGCGCTGGATTCATTGCTGAATTTATGTTTAGAAGTTTACCCATAGACCATTTGTTCATGGGATATAGTGAAGAAACAGCAACAAGGGAACTTGTTGATATTTACAAGGGAAAGGATGTAACGGATGTAATACATCAAGACCCCTTTGAATTAACCTTTGATTTTCATAATACAGGCAATACTTTTGATGCCGAAGATATTATATTTCCCAATGAAGTTTTACCTTTAGAAATAAGTAGGGGGTGTAGATTTGCATGTAAGTTTTGTGGTTGGGCTTTGACAGGAAGAAAAATGTCTGATAAGTATATTAGACATAAAGATAAAATTTTCAATGAACTGATGCATAACTATGAACTTTTTGGAACATCAAATTACAATATGATGTGCGATACATTCAATGAGTCAAATGAAAAACTTTTAATGTTGAAGGGAATATTTGATGAATTTAATAAACTTACGGGAGAAAGACTACGATTCAATTCATACCTTAGATTAGAGCTAATGAAAAGATTTCCAGAACAAATTAATATATTACGAGACATGGGAATTATCGCTACTAATTTAGGAATAGAAACCTTACATTACCCCTCTGCAAAAGCAATAGGTAAGGGGATTCTTCCCGAAGACGTTTATAATACAGTTAGTAAAATGAGAGAATCGTGGGGTGAAGAGGCTAGACTACATTCTGGTTTTATTATTGGTTTACCTTATGAAACAAAGGAAACTGCGACAAAGTGGTTGACTAGTTTATATAATAAAGAACTAGATTTAACAAGTTGGAAACTATCGCCGTTGAGAATTAACACAAATAGGGCAAGTGAATTTACTAGTCCATTTGATAGAGAAACCGATAAATATGGTTATAGAATGTCTTCAACTAAGTGGAAGCCTGAATCTTGGATAAATGCCCCCGATGGTTCTGAAGTATGGGAAAATGAACATTGGGATTATTATGAGTGTGATGAATTAGTAGCAGAATGGACTAAGAAATTTAATAACGATGGTATTGTAAAATTTGCAGATCATCCTTGGGGATATTTAAACTATAAACATGGAATTATTAAAGGACAGCGAGGTAGACCAAGCAAAGATGTTGTCCAAAAATATCGTGATAGGTTATTACAATGAAAACGCAAAGTGCAAAAGCAAAGGGTAGACGATTACAACAATGGTTTCGTGACCTTCTTATAGAAAAATTAGAAGTTCATCCAGAGGATATTGAATCTCGTAGTATGGGTGCAGGCGGTGAAGACCTTATCATGGCCCGTGCTGCAAGAAAGAAATTTCCCTACTCTATAGAGTGTAAGAATCAAGAAAGTATTAATGTCTGGAAATCGTATGAACAGGCACAAGAAAATTCGGGTGACTACGAACCTATCGTAGTATTGAAACGCAATAAATCAAAACCTCTTGTTTTGGTGGATGCAGATTATTTTGTGAGATTGCATAATGAATTGGTGGATTGAAGAGTACAAGAAATATCATGCAGATAAGGATACAAATTATCCAGGCAATAATCTAAAACCACAACTACACCATATTATTGATTTGGTCAAAGATACCAAATCAGAAACTTTATTAGACTATGGTTGTGGTAAAGGATTGCAATATACGAAGTGGAAACATCAGGAAGAAATTGGTGTGATGCCCTCATTGTATGACCCTGCTGTACCAGAACATCAAGAACTTCCAGATGGGCCTTTTGATGGTATATATTCTACAGATGTTATGGAACATATACCGAAAGAACAACTTCCAGAAACCTTTAATAACATATTTTCTAGAGCAGAGAAGTTCGTATTTCTTGCAATATGTACTAAACCAGCAATTGCAGTTCTTCCAAGTGGAGAAAATGCACATTGTACCGTTGAACCAATTGGATTTTGGAAAACAATGGTAGAAAAATATGCGCCAAAACGGGTATATACTCACATAAAAACCTATGGTAATTGTAATAATTATACTATTCTTAATGAAGACCTGTATCTAGAATGGTATCTATCAAATATTTAAATCTTTAATTATAACAATTCCCTAAATAATCCCATATAGGGAGAACCAAATGGAAGCATTTAAGCTAATTGCTGATCTTGGTTTTTCTATCGCAGCATTGTTTGGCGGTGGATTCTTTATTATTCTACTTTTGAAATATATTCTGGAGTCTGTAGTAAGTAAGGCTCAAGGACTAAATGGTATGATTAGTGCGTTGGACAATAGGGTAAAAACTATTAACAACGAAATCGTCCGTTTAGATGCATTAATATGCCATGCGTTGGGTGTTAAACCAGATACCCGAAGATTATCTGCTGCCGATGGAAAAGAAGACGCAAGGAAAGATTGATGCAAGAATTTATTAATGCAGTTAATCAGTATGGTGTGCCAACCGTAACAGCGGTGGGTATGGCCTATTTTATATATTTTATATGGAAGTTTGTTACAACCACAATTCTTCCATCACTTAATCAAGCTTCAACTACATTAGTTGCTCTCATAGATAGAGTGAGGATGCTTGATAATGATATGATACGATTAGACCAAAAGATTAATACTATAATTGAAATTCAAGACCAGCAAAATGACCCATTTGAGAAAGCACAAAAAATAAGAGATGAACAGCAAGATAAAAAGATAAATAGCAATTCGGCAACTATTAAAAAATTAAAGGAGAAATAATGAATGTGCGTGATTTTATACAGTATTTTCCAGATACACTAAATGAAGAAATATGTGATAATATAATTTTTGATTTAAAGAAAAAGTTGCCAGAAACAGATTTATTACCTCGTTTCTTAGATAAGATATCTGAAGAGGATAAAGAGTATAAATGTCTATCTGAAGCGGTTAAGGAAATAAAACAAAAATATTTACAGGTAATACCTGATTATGTTAAAAATTATCATGATGTATCAGGAGAGGATTTTAATATAAAAGAAGCTATACATAAAAAGCTAAGAGTACATTATTATCCTACAGGGGGAAATGTAGGTATTCATATTGATAATACTGGAGCAAGAAAAAGATATATGAAAAAAAATAAAAGCTTACCAAACACTGAACGTAATTTTGCTCAGTTGTCTTGTTTAGTATTTTTAAATGATAATTATGAAGGGGGTGAATTTGTAGTTGCAGATCAAGAATATGAAACATCAAAAGGGTCTGCTTTAATTTTTCCAGCAAACTTTATGTTCCCCCATAAAGTTAAGGAAGTTACCAAGGGAGAGCGCTGGAGTATTGGCGCATTTTTAAGATGAATAATACTAAATATATTTTCGTTGGAATTTTAACATGTATGATATATGTAATGTATATTGATTCAGTTAATGCTGGGCAATTAACACACCAGTTTAAATCTCCGGCTTTTAATGGTCAGGGATATAGCGCACATGTGTTGACGATTGAGAACCAAGAGTTTTCTCGTAAAAAAGCAATTAGAGAAAAAAGAGAAGCAGCAGAAAGACAAGCAGCAAGAGATGCCGCAAATACAAACCTTTCCAAATTTATGAAAAATGTGGAAAGCAGGATTTATGCTCAGCTTTCAAAACAATTAGTAGACAGTATGTTTGGAGAAGATTCTGGTACATCAGGTACAGTAACTTTTGAAGGTACTACAATTAGTTATGTTAAAGATTCTCAAAACGTAACTTTAACAATAGTGGATGCAAATGGTAGTGAAACGGTTATTACAGTTCCTATCGGCGATTTTACTTTTTAGTGCGGCGGGATGCCAAACGATTCCTACAGAGGAACCCAAGGTATCTTCTGCACCACTAGTAAATCAACTAGAAATATTAACACCTCCCGTAAGGAAGGTGCCGATAGCTGTTTATCAATTTGGTGATTTAACAGGTCAAAGAAAACCAAGTGAAACTCTTGCCTCCTTTAGTACTGCTGTAACTCAAGGAGCTCATGTAATGTTAATTCAGGCCTTGAAAAAAGCAGGGAATGGAGAGTGGTTTCAAGTAGTAGAAAGAGTAGGATTAGATAATTTATTAAAAGAACGACAAATCATACGAAATACCAGAGAACAATTTGAAGGTAAAGATGCTAAAAAACTTAAAGGTCTATTATTTGCTGGAGTTTTACTTGAAGGTGGTGTTGTCGGGTATGATACTAATATTGAGACAGGTGGTGTGGGAGCAAGATATCTTGGACTAGGTATACATGATGAATATCGCAGAGATATAGTATCAGTAGGTATAAGACTTATATCAGTACAAACAGGTGAGGTTCTATTGGCGATAAGTACTCACAAAACAATATTGAGTACAAAAGTTGGACTTAATGTTTTTAGATTTTTAGATATGGGAACAAAACTTTTAGAGACTGAAATAGGATTTACACAAAATGAATCCATAACTTATGCAGTACGAAAAGCAATAGAAACTTCTGTTGTAGAATTAGTAAAAAAAGGTGAAAAGAATAAGTTATGGGAATTTAAAAAGGAGGAAGAAAAATGAGAATAAGCATACTTACATTCCTAGCGGTCTTTGTTATGAGTGGTGTGAGCTATGCTAGTGATGTTTACATAACACAGTCAGGCGCAAGTTTTACTGCGAATATAAATCAGGATGGACAGACAAACAAGTACGGACAATCAGGTGCAGTTGCAACACATACAGGTGATAATCAAACTTTGGATATTGACCAAATTGGTAACACCAATACAATCGCTGCAACTGTTGTAGGTGCTGATCAAACAATAACTCTTAGACAAGAAGGTAATAGTAATACATCTACAGTAACAGTTGGTTCAAACTCCGCTGCCGCAGACAATAGTATAATACAAACACTAACTGGTAGTTCTAATACAACTACGGTAAATGTTGGTACATCTGCTGCTTCTGGTGACGCTGATATTGATCTTGTTGCAACAGGTGATAGCAATACTGTTACTATTAATGAAAATAGTACCGCAACAATGATTGGCGATGATAAGAAAGTAACAAGTATAACTTTAAGTGGAAGTAGCAATACAGTTACATCAACACATACGGGTGCTGGAGATCACGATACCACATTAGCACATACTGGTTCCTCTGGAACTTTTAGTATCACTCAAGGTGGTGCTCATGATTCTAGTGTTGTCATGACAACCAGTGGGGCTGGACATAATGTTACGGTTACTCTTGACGATTAGTTTTATGATATTTGCCACTACATCATATGCTAGAATTGGAAATGTAATAGAACACAGGGGAAACGCTTCTGTTGAACGGAGTGGCGAAAAGTCCGTTCTGAAGAATGGTTCTGATGTTGAGTTTAAAGATAATGTCAGAACAGGCGATGGCGATGTTGGTATCAAATTTGTTGATGAAACTAATGTTGCCGTTAGTCCACATAGTTCTCTGATAATAGATGAGTTCATCTATGACCCGAATTCACGTTCTGGTTCTAAGTTGGTGATGAATATTGCGTTGGGTACTGTTCGTTATGCGAGTGGTAATATTGCAAAACTTAATAGACAGAATGTTGATATACGAACGCCAACAGCAAGAATAGGTGTTAGGGGCACGGCTTTCAGCATGACGGTGGATGAAATAGGTAAGTCTCTTGTAATTCTACTGCCTAATGCTGATGGGACAGTAGGTGAGATTTCAGTGGAGAGTGGTGCTGGTGTAGTGATTATGAATCAGGCATTTCAAGCAACTACAGTTGGTGTTGCAGAAGGTAAACCATCTAATCCAGTGATACTTGATTTGACGTTAGACCAGATAAACAATTTATTAATAATAAAACCACCAAAGGAGAAGTTGGTAGAGTTAGTAAAAGATTCAAAAAATTCTATGAATTTGTTAGATATTGATTTATTAGAATTTAAAGACTTGGATGAAAATAAATTAGATAAAGATGAATTAGATTTTGGCCTGTTGGATATTAACGAGCTAGATATTGATTTACTTGCAAATATTTTAGATAAACTTACAACCGCATTAGATAAGAAGAAAGATACAGAACATCTTGATGGCAGAACATCAGGGTTTAATAAAGAAACAGGTGTAAATACTATAATAGATGGAAATTTTTTAGAGATTATTCGGTATTCGGGTAGCAGTGCGGTTTGGTTGACATTAAATGGTGATTACGGATATAAAATAGATTTAACACAGGAAGGAATACCTGTGCCGGAGTTTACAACAAATGATTCGATTGATAACAATATTACTATCTATCAGTCTGAGTAGTATAGCATATGCCAATGAGGTTTATATTACACAGTCTGGTGACGATTTAAATGTAAATATATCACAAGATGGTAGGAACAATACCATTACCAAAAACATATGGACTGTAGCATATGATTGGGAGGGTGATGATAATACATTTGATTTGAGACAAAAAAATACACGAAATAATTCGTCAGATTCCAATTATCAAGGATTTCATATTGATGGGAATAATAACACTGTCAGAGTTGGGCAGGGATATGCAGATTATGGAAGTCTGGCGACAGCAGGAAACCAATCTTGGGCAACAGATAATTGGGAAGGTGGTAATAATACAGCGATGGTAGATATTCATGGTGATAACAATATTCTTAATATTGGTCAGAGAAATGGCCATCTAGGAAATTTTAATGGACATGATGCAACAGTAAATATATACGGTGATGATAACACAGCAAGGTCAGTACAGGTACATGATGGAGCAAAGGACTTGACATTGACACTTAATGGCGATGACCATACAGTTTATACAGAACAAAGAAATGCTGGTGCTCATAATGCAACAATTAGTTTAACAAATGGTAGTGATGCATATTCGCTTTCACTATCACAAAATTCTACAACAGCTCAAAATTATTCAATGACAGGTACATGTTACACTAGTGGAGGTTGCTCGGTTTCGGTGACACAGAATTGATATGAAAAAATGGATTGTCTCTACCTTAGTTATCTTAATTTTATCTGGTATTCACTTTTCAAACCCGTGGTTCCTCGACATGGTGCGAATGAAAGCACTAGACCAACATCAACGCAATCAAGAGATACAATCTCTTTCAAATTTAGTAACAGTAGAAATCAACAATGAAACAATCAAGAAAAAAGGACAGTGGCCTTGGGATAGAAACACACTGTCAAATGAAATTATCAAACTCTATCAGCAAGGTGCTGGTTTGGTTGTACTTCCCATCCTTTTTGCAGACAAGGATAGATTCGGAAAAGATGAAGCCTTAGCAAGAACACTCAAAAGAACACCCACAATTATAGGCCAAATACCCACTACAGATGATAGCAATTCTGGTGTAACCCGTGGAGTTGCAAAGGTAGGTTCGCCTTGGTATGGATGGTTAAATCAATATCAGGGAGCATTGGGCCCTATACCAGAACTAGCAAAGAGTGCTAATGGTGTAGGTATGTTGATTATTTCACCAGAAGGTGATGGTGTAGTTAGACGTATGCCTTTAGTAGTTGCAGTTGGAGATGAAGTATATCCTGCTATTAGTTTAGAAGTTCTACGCATGGCAGCGGGTGATATATCCTACCAGATGAAAACTGGTATCGCTGGTGTGGAAGCAATAAGAATACCGAAGTATAAAATCATAAAGACAGACCCACATGGTAACATATGGCTTGATTTCAAATGGAAAACACCTGTTTATGCCTTACATGAGAAGCTACCAGATATCAAAGGAAAAATAGTTATACTGAGTATTACTGCTACAGGGTTGAATAATCCTGTTACGACTCCTGTAGGAGTTATTCATTCCCACGATTTAATTGGTTCATCTCTTGCAACGATGATGACAGGAAGAAACATCACACGCCCATATTGGACTAATTTTGCTGAACTTGGTGCTTCAATGGGACTTGCCTTTTTACTCATGATTGTGGTATTATTATTACCGTGGTATTTCGGCGCAGTATTGATGCCCACCACAGTAGTAGGATTATTTTATGGGAGTTCACATTTATTTACTAAATATGATTTACTGGTGGATTGGAGTTACCCTGTACTTACTGTATTTGTCGCATGGGCAATTGCTGCATTTCTTAGGTTCATGGAAGAGTTCAAGTTGCGTCAACAAATCAAGAAACAGTTTGAACACTATCTGGCACCAGAGATGGTCAAGAGATTACAGAAGAATCCAGAACTATTACAGTTGGGTGGTGAACGTAGAGAGATGAGTTTTCTTTTTATGGACATAGTGGGCTTTACGCCCATAAGTGAGTACTATAAGAATAATGATGATCCAGAAGGACTAGTAGAATGTATTAATGATTATCTTAATCGTATGACTAAAATAGTTTTAAAGAACGGTGGGACGGTGGATAAATATATGGGCGACTGTATTATGGCATTTTGGAACGCTCCACTAGATTGTGAAAATCATGCAGAAATGGCAGTACGAACTTCTGTTGAATGTGCAGTAGAAACAGAAGCATTAAAACAGTCATTTAAAGATAAAGGACTGCCAGAGATAAATATAGGTAGTGGAGTAAATACTGGAACATGTATCGTAGGTAATATGGGCAGTGATTCCAGATTTGATTATTCTGTTATAGGTGATGCAGTAAACCTTGCTGCAAGGCTTGAAGCAGCAACTCGTAACTATAAAAAAGATGATGGTGGTATTGTGAATACCCTCTATTCGTCATATACGCAAGATCAACTCCCCGAAGAACTAAGAGGGGAAGAGATTGATAAAATCAAGGTGAAGGGAAAGGAAGAATTAGTTACCATATACAAACCAAGAGATAAAAATGAATAAACCTAGAAACTATTTCCCCCTCAAAACAGGACATATCCCGTCTGATATATATTTTAAGCATCAAGCTCTATACTGTGATTCTGAACTATTTAAAGGCGTAGTTTTAGCCTTTATTTTTGGATTTATATTAGGAATTGCCGTAATTTAGTACTTGACAAATGATGTTTTTTAATGTATACTGATTAAGTAAATAAAAAAGAGGTTAGATATGGATGTATATACACATACGCTTATTGCTACAGGATGTATGATGATATCATATTTCGCTGGAAGATATATGGCAAGAATGTCAATATTTAATTCAATTGTTGAGGCTACGTTAGACCGCTTAGAAGCAGATGGGTTTATTCGTGCTGTGACTAATAATAAGGGCGAAAAAGAAATTATACGCATTGATGATATTGTCAATGAAGCCCTAAATAAATGAGGTAATTATGAGAGTTGAAGTTCGTAACAATGATATAAATGGAGCATTGCGTGTGCTCAAGAAGAAATTACAAGCAGATAATATTTTTAATGAATTGAGAAGGAAAGAGTTTCATGAAACCAGAGGTGAAAAACGCCGTAGGGATCGAAACGCTGCAAAACGAAGACAACAACGTGAACTTGCTAAACGAAAAACAGAACTTGGATACTGAAGGTCAGGCGCTTTATAAAGCACTAAAGGCTTATGAAAATCCAAGTAAGACCCTTACTCCAAAGAAAGAACACCATCCATTTTCATGGTGGTTAAAATGGGCATCTTCTATAATTTTAATTTTTGCTATGATAATGACAACGCATAATCTATATCCATACAACATGTTTTTACAATTACTAGGTGTTGCTGGTTGGTTATGGGTTTCTGTCATTTGGAACGATAGAGCACTTATCGTAGTTAATGCTGTCGCAGTTGCAATATTCCTAAATGGAATATTTGGTTACTATTTAAATAATGTCACATGAGGTAAAAATGGCAAAACGTAAAGTACAAGTCGAAACAGATAATTCTGGATGGAAAGCACCAAAGAAAAGACGTAAACCCCGAAAACCTATGTCTGAGGAGCAACGTATTGCTGCTGCAGAACGTCTAGAGAAAGCAAGGGAAGCACGTGCTGAGAAAAATCCTGATTATGGTAAATCTGGACTTGCGGTATCTATTCGGGATTTACCTGATGAGCATATGCTTTCTCCTAAGAAAGTAAAGCAATGGATTAAGACCCAAAAGGATTTACTCAAGTCTGAAAAGGCGAATGTTAGATTAAAACTTAAAGGTGCAGAAGCCAGAGCAGCAAGTCATCAAGGATATATTCGTTCTCTGGAACGCTATTTGCGTGATGGTGATTGGACAGATATGTTCTATGGTGAATATCAAGAAAAGAAAATGTCGAGGCGATGTATTGCTCAGGCATATTATTGGCAGGGGCCTAAAAAAGGTCAACCAAAATTCGATGTTGGTGTATACTACCCATTGTTAGGAGCAGTTTATACACAAGAGATGTTAAACGAAGAAACAAGAGAAGAGAGGGAAGTCAATGTCAGCAGAGGAAAAAGACGGAAACGTAATAAAAGGGCCGTGGAAAAAAAGACCCGTAAAAATCCCTAGCACTGATGAGATTGAAAAAATAGAAGATGATATTGCTTTTATTGAAGAACTTGGTGAAGGGGTTCTTATGCAAATGATATATACTATGCGTGAGAACGGTATAGATATATCAAAGACGGACTTTATGAGAGATGTTGGGTTTATATCAGAAAGCATTAAAAGTGCTTTATATAGACAGTTTAACATGGGGCATCCAATATCTAAGTTTGTTGAAAGAATATCAGAAGTGAAAACTGAAAAAGATGAACTTACTGGCGAAGAACAAGTGATAACACATTTTAGTGTTTCTAAGTTAGATGAACTAGTAGAAATTATGGAAAACACAGAAGAAGAGTGATAAATGATTTTAGTTGATATGAACCAGATTAGTCTGGCAAATGTGATGATGCATTTGAACATGAATAAAAAAACTGAACCTGATAAAGCTATGGTTCGACATATGATATACAATTCTCTTAGAATGTATCGTTCAAGATTTGTTGAAGAATTCGGCGAGATGATTATCTGTTATGATTCCAAATCATACTGGCGTAGAGAAATATTTCCCCAATATAAAGCCAGTCGTAGGAAGGGTAGAGAACAATCTAGTCTAGATTGGGATTCTATTTTTGAATGTTTAAATGAAGTCAAATCAGAACTAACAGAATATTTCCCCTACAAAGTATTAGAAGTATTTGGTGCAGAAGCCGATGATATTATCGCTGTACTATGTGGCGAGCTTGAATATGATAATGGAAAGACCCTTATTGTATCTGGTGATAAAGATTTTATACAGTTACAGAAGTATAAGAATGTAACACAATACAGCCCTATTACTAAGAAATTTGTCAATGGTGAAGACCCTGTACGATATCTACAGGAACATATTCTAAAAGGTGATGCTAGTGACGGTGTACCTAATGTACTGTCGCCAGATAATACTTTTGTGGATGGATTGCGTCAGCGTCCACTAGGTAAGAAAAAGATTGATGCATGGGTAGACAATGATATTCATGATGTTCTACCGAATGATGAAACGATTAGAAACTATCAACGAAACAAGAAGTTAATTGATTTAGACCAATCGCCAAAAGAATTGTTTGCTGATATTTTAGTACAATATCACAAAGCACCAGAAGGTGACCGTAGCAAACTACTAAATTACTTTATACAAAAGAGATTGAATAATCTCATTGAATCTATAGGAGACTTTTAATGCCTGATAATTATCAACCACTATTTTCTGAAATTCTTGAAAAGGTGGCTAAACTAAAAACCAAAAAAGAGAAGGTTGCACATTTGCAACACCATAATACTGATGCTTTACGCATGGTAATCAAATCTTCATTTGACCCCAATATTATATGGGATTTACCAGAAGGTAGCGTTCCTTTTGTTGCAAATGAAGTTCCAGAAGGAACTGAGCATACCATGCTTATTAGTGAAGCACGTAAGTTATATCATTTCATTAAAGGTGGTAATAACCAAATCACACGCAATAAACGGGAAGCAATGTTTGTACAGATGTTAGAGGGCTTGCATGAAAGTGAAGCACATCTTCTAGTTGCTGCAAAGGACAAGAAACTTCATCAAAAATATAAAGGACTTTCCAAGAACGTAGTTGTAGAAGCGTTCAATTGGGATGAAAACTTTATGGTTGTGGAACATGAACAATATCCACAAAGGGCTGGGTCTGCTTCGGGGGTATAAATGCTTATAGAAGATGATGTTAAGTTTGACTATTCGGATGTACTAATTCGTCCCAAAAGGTCAACAATTACTTCACGATTCGATGTTGAATTAGAACGAACATATACCTTCTACCATAGTCAAAAAGAATGGACGGGTGTTCCTATTGCTGCTAGTAATATGGATACTACTGGCACATTTGAAATGCACAAGGCATTACGAGAACACAAGATGGTTACTTGTATTGCCCGACATTACAATAAACTAGATAATGATTGGTTATCTCTTGAAGATGAGCAATACGAACATTCTTGTGTTATGTCTGGTGTATCTAAACAAGAACTTATAGAACTCATTCATATCGCTAAAATGTTTCCTGTATCATTTGTGGGACTAGACGTTGCAAATGGATATACGAAGAACTTTGTAGATGCGGTTAGTCATGTACGAAAGGAACTTCCTGATGCAACGATTATTGCTGGTAATGTAGTTACCCGTGATATGACAGCAGAACTTATTATGGCTGGTGCTGATATTGTAAAAGTGGGCGTTGGGCCTGGTTCTGTATGTACTACTCGTATTAAGACAGGTATCGGATATCCACAGTTGAGTGCGGTCATAGAATGTGCAGATGCAGCACATGGTATGGGTGCTCACATTATTGCAGATGGTGGTTGTACATCGTCTGGTGATATTGTGAAAGCATTTGCTGGTGGTGCTGATTTTGTTATGATTGGTGGTATGCTTGCTGGTCATGATGAGTGCGATGGCGAGTATGTATTTGAGGATGATGTAGAAGAGCCCGTAGGTATGAAATTCTATGGCATGGCATCAAATACGGCTATGGAACGTCATGGCCACCCGAATCGTGAATACCGTGGTGAAGAAGGTAAGACAGTTACCGTACCATATCGTGGTAAGGTAAAATATGCTGTATTAGACATTCTAGGTGGTATTCGTTCTGCTTGTACTTATGTAGGAGCAAAACGATTAAAGGACTTGACAAAATGTGCGACATTTGTTAAAGTACATAGTACACACAATAAAATCTTTGAATAAGGAGTATGTATGAGTTTATTAAATGCATTAAAACGAAGGTATGAAGCAGATATAGCATGTGCGAAAGCAAACATTCAAGTCTATATTGACCATCCTACAGCAATAGGTGACCATCCAGATTTGGTCAGTGCAATGGATAGTGAGGTCGCAAAACTGTGCGAAGCAGAGGATAAATTGAAGGCCTTAGACCAACATTTTGGCAAACCCTTTTAAAATCAATAACTTATAGCCAAAAATAATGCTTGACAAACCTTGTTTCATATAGTATACTATACTAGTAATTGAGATTAAGGACAAATTATGTATTGCTTTGATGAAAACACCCTCTCCGATCTTCATAAAGATGCTCGTGGGTTTCGTCCTCGTTCAGAATCCTTCTGGAACGAGTGGACTACATCTACAGACGATGGTAAACAGTCCATATGGGATGGACTCGTTACTGAGATGGAACGCCGATGTGCTGATGAAAAAGAAGCAGAAGAACGTGCTGTGGTATCCTTCCTTGCCGAGATGAATCAGTTCATCAAATACGGTGCTGGAGACAGGGAAACCGCTCTACGGTGGATGACCGATGGTGAAACATTCTATACTAGTCAGTGCGTAGAGGGATGGCTCTATAATCGGGGTATCCTATTCACTAATTATGGTCGGGATTTAGTCAA